CATCTCTTAAAGATGTCGAAACCTTTTTCTTCAAAGTTTAATAGTCGTAGAACCTCATCAAACTCTGCTCTAATTTTTGTTTTAATATTTTCTGAAATAGCAAGTTTATCTAACGATAGAGAAACAGCTGAATCTCTTTCATTAGCTACGATAACCTCATTGATTATATCTTCTATCGCAGTATCACATTCAGGATGCTGACTGATCTCACGATATCTCTTGATTAAATCAAAGTCGTTCTTGGCGGTAACTTCCATATCCAAGTATTGGCCAAAGTAACCACCAGCAGATATAGTTGTTGTTCCGTCATCTGGAGAAGGTATAGTGAAAGCCTGTTTGGCTTTCGCCGGCTTCTCCAGATCATCATCTTTTCTTGTTATCTCGAACCCAAGTAGTTTTACCATATTATAATTTTCCTTTTCGATTTAACTTAGTTAGTATATTATGTAGTCGTATCTGTTTCGAAGTATTGAAACTGGAAAGTAACTCCAAATTCTTCGATAGTGTCATTGGTATTATAGTTCAATGCTATACTATCTAAAGATATTGGAAACAGTCCTCTGTAAGTGTAAGATTTTAATGTACTACCATTTCTATCTAACTGGTCAACAAATGCGTCAACTTGATAATCAGCTGGATTAGCGATACCTTCGTTGTCAGTCATGTTGTTTATACCATTCATCCATCTTTCAAATCCTCTGTACAATTTAAAGTCAGTATCATTCATTACCGTAATTGTCCAAGGTTCGAAAGTTCGATCCCCAGCGATTTGAAGTTGTCTTCCTCTAAATGGTATTGCAATTGGTCCTACTGTTTGACCAGGTATTGCAGTTGCTCTACAAAGAAAAGCAAGATCAGATGTTTCACCACCAACAGAAGCATAACCAGGAAAAGGTAAAGTTACCTTAAACTGATTGGGTCTTGCTCCACCACCTCTTAAACGAGATTTGAATTCATTAATATTTGGCATAGTATTTTCTCCTCTCTATTAAGCGCCGGCTACTTCAGAAAAGGCAACGCCTGATCTTGTAGCGACAAAGTTAAGTTGGATGAAATTAATAGAACGTGCAGGTTTGATAAAGATATCAGCTCTGAATTCATTTCTATCTATAACATCTCCAGTATTATTTGTATCGTCACAGATTACTGAAAAGTCTGTGATTCCTCTACGACCTTGTACATCTCTTAAAAAAGGTTCTACTAGATTTCTAAATTGTGCTCTAGTGAATTCATCATTGAATTCAAATAGTTGAAATTTAGCAGCAGTAGAAATTGCCTTTTCTAATACGATAAACAATCTTCTAACATTTATTCTGTCAAAAGCACTAGGTTTAGATTGAGCAGTCTTGTCGCCAAACAATACAGTACCTTGTCCAGGGAATGTTACAACACTATTTACTCTAGCCTTGTATAGTTCATCTCTCTGAGTTTGGTTTGGATTGAATGCTAATTTAACAGCACCTCTAACTTGACCTCTATTGAATCCACCTGGTGAAAACCAAGCGTCTGCAATACTGTCAGTTCTAGCACAAAGACCAGCAATATCTCCGTTCAAAGGAACGAATCTATAAACGTCATTGTATCTGTCGTACATATATTTGTAACCACTATCAATTACAGCATAACTTGTTGATGGTAAACCATCAGCAAAGTTTTTAACATTTTTAGCTTGTGTAATTGCATTTGAAACACCAACTACGTCTGATCTTGCAGGTGATATGAAAGCAACACAGTCTTTTCTTGATGTTGCAATATCCATAACAGCAGTTGCCTTTGTATCTCCAGTAGCGTCAGCAGTTGTTTGAGAAGGTCCACATAATAGTAAACTTAAATCAACATTTTCTTTGTCATTAAATTTTTCATATGCAGTAGCAATCTCAGCATTAGTAGCAGCAAAGTCATCTGTTCCACCTGCTAGTGAGTAAGTTTTCACAACAAAAGCATCCCCTTGTGCATTATCGAAAGTTTGACCTTTCTTAGCAGTACCAGAGTTTGAAAGTGTAGTTTCGTGATCCATCACATACACAAATTTTGATTGTGCATAGATAACATCAGGAAAGAAGTTTGAACTACCAGTAGAAGTTTTAGCATCTGAAGCCTGTGAAACACCTTCGAAAGTTTCTAAGATTGTTCCAGCAGTTCCTGAGATTCCACCATCTTCATCTATTACTACGATATGCATTTCATCTAGCGATCCACCAGCAGCAGATACATCATCTGAAGTTGTTGGTGCGTTAGAAAATTGAAAGTAGTATTCCCAATGTCTTAGGATTTTAGCATTGTCAACAACAGCGTGTCTTAAACCACCAGTTTCAGTTGTTCCTGTTTGAGGATTGAATCTTGCGATTGTTAGAACGTGAGTTGATATTGCAGTTATTTTATAAAAGAATCCTGAAGGTGCACCGCTAGTTGAAGGAACAGCAGCATCATCTCCAAATTCTAATATGTCACCAACTTGCATTAAACTACCATCGTCAACAGTAATTGTTGTATCTCCGATAGCAGCAGAAGCGTCAGCAACTAGATTACCACTCATTGAGTGTGGTCCAAAAGCAGTAGAGTTAGTACATACAGAAACTTTTAAATTATTTCCTAATGTTCCTGCTTCTCTAGCAGCGAAAACACCTACGTTAGCAGCAAAACTTGCAGTTGATGAGTAGTTATCTAAGTAGTCAGTTGTATTTTTTATTAAGATAGATGTACCAGTCGCAACAGCATTTACCATGCCTGTAATTGGTCTTACTACCTTCAGATTGTTTCCGTAACCTAAAAAGTTAGCAGCACAGAACCATTCTTCGAAATTAGAATTATTTGGTTTCCCAAAGTTTTCAGCTAATTCTTGTTCAGATGAAATTGTAGTAATCTCATCAATCGGTCCTTTTTCTGCTGTCAAAACGATTCCGCCAGAAGAAGTAGATACTGCTGGTACGATATTCGTTAGATCCTTTTCAGTCACATTAACACCTGGTGATACTTGAAAAGCCATGTTTAGTTCTCCTTAATATTAATATTAATCTTTGTTAGTTATATAACCCTTTTACTTTAGATATTTATATGTATCAAAATCTATACTATTCACCCTTACGATAAGTCACTGGTCGCCATACCTCACCTGCGTCAACAAAATAACCGTCATTTCCTTCAGGATCATTTAATCCATCATCTATAAACCCAAAAGGTGCCATATCGGCTTCGATTGCGTTCTTTTGATCTGTAAACATTTGACCTCTCACATCAACATTTGTCAATTCTTTAAAATATCTTTGATTAGCACACCAAGAAAAGATAACTAAACACATTACTAAATCATCATGGGCACCATTCTCGGCCTCAAAAGACTTACCTTTTGATATGAAAGTTGATAATTCAGATAAAATTTCAAAATCTTGAATGATTAATTTATCACCTTCTATCAGACTTTTAAGATTTGAAGTTCCAATTTTTTTAGTACCTTTTGTCATTCTTAAACCTAGTTGATTACCTCGTCCACTAAAACCACCACCCAATACTTGACCTGCTCTACCTCGTTGTGTAACCATCATCATATTATCATACTCTAATTCAAATTGCATTGCGTCTGCCACTTGTTGTCCTAGATCGTTTATCTCTATCAACACATATGCCTTGTTATAATAATCTGCTATTCTTTTTAATATATTTGGAAAGACAATCGGTTTGATATCATTGTTTCTATACTTTGCAACAATCTTATATGGTGCCTGTGTTGCGTCAAATACTATAAATGCCGAATAATCATTGTTGACACCTCGTGCAACATCAACTGTTGTGACATAAGTATGATTCTTGATAGGCATTTCGTAAACATCTAATCCATCAGGACTTCTTTTAGGATCAACAATGGCCATTGTCTTTAATTTTTGTGCATTGATAAGTGTATCAATACTACCTAGAAACTCACACTCAAACTCTGTCTGAAACTGTGCCTCACTAGTGTTTTTGATTGTCTGTTCTTTCCATTTGTCATCACGACCAGGTACTTCTGACCAGTGTACCTCAATAGGTTTAAAAGTATTCTTTTTATTTACTGCGTCTGTCCACATCTTGTAAAACATATTCATTCCATGAGGTGTAGATACAATCATAACCTTTGATGACTTACCAGATGATATGGTAGGATATACTGAACTAAAAAATTCTTCCGCAATATTGTTTGGTACATAGGCGAACTCATCTAGGAATATAATGTTAAAGGTACTTCCCCGAACAGCACTTGATGAA